CACTGTTCGACCTCGCGCTGAAGCGGACACAAACCTTCGGGTCGCTCGGCATGGGGATTTTTGAAAGCTCTCCAGGGCGCCCGGTCCTCGATCCGGAATGGAAGCCGGCGACGCAACACGAAGCGCCGCCCTGCACCGGCATCCTGTCGATCTTCAACCGCGGCACGCGCGGGAAAATCTACTGGCAGTGTCCGCACTGCCACGAACCGTTCGAACCGCTCTTCGGCGCGCTGCGCTATGAGCGGAAGGCCTCGCCGGGCGAAAGCGCCAAGACGGTCGCGATGGTATGTCCGAACGGACACGTCATCGGACCGGACAGGAAGCAGGCGCTCAACGCGGGCTGCTTCTGGCTTCACGAAACGAACGACGGCGAGCTTGCCGACATCGACGATGCATCTGTGCGCGACACCGATACGGTTAGCTATTGGTGCGAAGGCCCGGTCGCGGCGATGCAGAGTTGGGAACAGCTCGTGCTTCGTTACGAACAGGCCGTCGAGGAATTCGAGCGCACCGGCGACGAAGAAAGCCTGAAGGGCACCGTCACGCTCGACCAGGGTCGGCCGTATCTGCCGCGCTCGATATCGCTTGGCGACGGGATCGAGGAAGCCGCGCTGAAGGCGCTATCGAAGCCCTATCCGCTCGGCGTCGCACCGGCGGAGACGCGGTTCCTGACGGTCGCCGTCGACGTGCAAAGCCATCGCTTCGTGGTTCACGTCGATGCATGGGGGCCTGGCCTGGAGCGGTGGTTGATCGATCGCGTCGAAATCGCGATGCCGCCCGAAGACGCGCCTGGCGCAGGAAAGCGGAGCATCGATCCGGCGCGGTATTTCGAGGACTGGCACGTTCTGCCGCCCTTGCTGGAAACCGCGTATCGGGTGACGGATTCGGAATTCGGCCTTCGTCCCGTCGCGATGATCATCGACTCGGGCGGGACGGCCGGCGTCACCGAAAAGGCGTATCAGTTCTACCGCGACCAGCGTGCGGCCGGGAACGGCAGGCGGGTGTTTCTCAACAAGGGGCAAGGCGGTCTTGACCGCGACCGCGCCCGACACGGGGAACCGGAAAAAATCCTGCAAAAGAAGCGCGGGAAGCGATCCGACATCCGCCTGATCTATTCCGGGACGGACAAGCTGAAGGACGAAGTGACGCTCGCGCTGACCCGCAAGGAACCCGGTCCAACGGCATTCCATCTGTCGGACCGCCTCGACGATCGGGTCTTCGCCGAGTTCTGCGCGGAAATCCGAACCGCGAAGGGCTGGGAGCGCAAGAAAGCCGGCCTTCCGAACGAAGCGCTCGACCTCGGCGTGTACGGCAAGGCGCTGGTGATTGTGCTCAAAGGCGAGCGGATCGACTGGTCGAAGCCGCCGGCATGGGCGGCTCCCATGGAAGAAAACAGCTTCGCGTCGAGAATCATTTCGCAGGATCGGCCGGAAAGCGACGCGTCTCCGGCATCGGCAACAAAGACGCCGGCCACGCGCCGGCGTCGAGGCCAGGGCTTTGTTTCGCGAGGGATGAATGGCGGGCTTTGACACACTCTCTTGCATGCCGGGTGAAGTGACCAGCGGCGATTCCGTTGATGTCGTCTTGCCCGATCTGTCGGCATCCTATCCGGTCGGCGACTTCACGCTCCAGGTCATCATGAAGCTCGGGGCGGCGGCGGCGATCACTGTCGACCTCGCCGATGTCGACGGATCGCATGGGGGGACACTCGGGTTCGCTGACGCCGTGGCGGGCACATACGCCTATGCGATCAAGGCGACGCGCGTTGCTGACGCTGCGGTCCGCACCGTCCAAAACGGTTCGCTCCAGGTGCTTCCCGATCCGGCAAGCCAGGATGTCCGCACGCATGCGGAAAAGGTGCTGGAGGCGATTGAAGCCCTGATCGAGGGACGGGCGACGAAGGATGTCAGCTCCTACTCGATCGCCGGCCGGTCGCTGACCCGGATGTCGCCCGACGAACTGGTCAAGTGGCGCAGCCACTACCGCAACGAAGTCGCCAAACAGCGCAACGCCGGCAAACCGAACGGCGGGCGCAGGATCACGCTGGCAAGGTTCCGCTGATGGCTTTCCTCGATCTATTCCGGCGGAAGCCGAAGACCGTTCCCGCGCGCCAGGTGCGCCGCTTCCAGGCGGCGCGCCC